TATTATAATAGCAAAATTTATGAAAATATTTCTACATCTGGTGTTGGTAGGCAGTATTTTAGATATCCAAGTATTCAAGTAGAAGTTACTCCATCACTTCAAAGTGCATTTTCTGTTGAACCAGTAACACTTCCAATTGCCAGAGGAAGAATTAAATCTGTATTTTTAGAAAATGGTGGAATTGGATATGGTTGTACAAATGTTTTAAACTACAACAAACAACCAATCATTACAGCAGAGCCAGGAAAACTTGCTTCTATAAAGCCTTTTATTGTAGATGGTGTTATAAAGGATATTATAGTTCAAAATTCTGGTCAAGGTTATGTTTCAAATCCATCCATTCAAATTTTTACTGATGGAAGTGGTTTTGGTGCTGAATTAATTCCGATTATTGAAAATGGAAGACTTGCATATGTTCAAGTAAAAAATGGTGGAGCAGACTATAACGATTCTACAGAATTAGAAGTGATTTCTGCTGGAAGTGGAGCAAAATTCCAAGCACAAATTACAAAATGGAATATAAATGAGGTTGAAAGAAATCTAAATTCAAATCAAATATATGATGATGATGGATTTATACATCAAGACTCAACTATTCCAACTGATGAAAATGATGAGTATAATCTACTACAATATACTCATTGCTATGCTCCTAGAAAGTTAAGACAGTCTCTTTATAATAAAAGGATAGTTAATGGAAGAACTATATTCAGTCCTGATCTTGTTCTAGATAATCTTGGAAGAGAAACAGACTCAAATTATCATTCACCAATTATTGGATGGGCTTATGATGGAAATCCAATATATGGTCCATACGGATTCTCAAATCCAAATGGAACTGGTGGTGTTAGAAGAATGCTCAGTGGATATAAGAAAAGAACTATTCCTGGAAGACCTTCATTAACTACATACCCTCTAGGATTTTTTGTTAATGATTTTGAGTGGTTTAGTGATGGTGATTTAGATATTCATAATGGCAGATTCTGTATTACTCCAGAGTATCCAAATGGTGTATATGCATATTTTTCAACTATTGGAAATAATGATGCTACTTTCAAAAATTTCAAGTTACCAGCATTTCCATATTTTATAGGTAATTCTTTCAAGTCTATCCCTATAGACTTTAATTTCGACTCAACTGTTTCTCAATATTACTTTACCGTATCAAGTCCAGAAGATGTTAGAGAGAATTATTTAAATTATGATTTGTTAAGAAATGTAACTCCATATAACTTGAATTCACCATTTGGTAAGTATGATTATATTTTCAACCCAACAGAAACAATTGATATTATTTCAAATATTAAAAAGGTCTCTAAAGGATCAGTTACTGACTTAAATATTTTTTCTGGTGGTATTAATTACAAAGTTGGAGATAAGATTATTTTCTCAGAAGACTTTAGCAATAGTTTCCAAAAAAGACCTTTGGCTAAAGTATCTGGAATTGGTGGAACAAATATAACATCTGTCTCTGCTGCAACTTCTACAATTACAAATGTAGAATTTATAAAAAATCCAAAAGCAGGTAATTCCTTTAATGTTATTGGATTCTGCAGTACTCCACATAATTTATATTCTGGAATTATTGAAATAAACAATCCATCATCAAATAAAAAGTTAAGTGCAGAGATAAAAGTAATTGCAAAAGAACTTAGTACAAAAAGTTCTATCGGGCAAACATCTCAAACTGGTATTATAACATATTTTGATGTTAATAACTTAGATGTATTAAACAATATAATTCCATTAAATTCTGATGATGTCTTTACAATTAAATCTGGTCTATTCTCAGAGGAAATTAAAATCCTCAATATTGATTATACTAACTCAAGAATAAGAGTTGAACGAGAAATAAATGGAACAATCGGAACTAGTTATAGTCCAGGTACAAAATTAACTGAAAAACCAAGAAAATTCTTATTTAATGATGATGAGAAAAATCCACTAGTTACTGAATCTCGTAAAGTAAATACAAGTTATTATTTTAATCCAAAGGAATCTGTTGGTGTTGGAATAGGAACCACACTAAACATCGTAAATCCTGGAGCAGGAAGTACTCAAATTTTTGTAGATGGAAATAAAATTTATTTACCATTTAATAAGTTGAGCACAAATGACTTGGTATATTATGAGTACGATAGTAATCCTGTACAGTTAGATCCTACTGGCAATTTAGAAAATGATACTCCATATTATGCATATTCATTCCCAAATGGATATATTGGACTTTCATCTAGACCTGTTGGATATGGTTCAACTGGAATTGTTGGATTGGGTAGTGATACTCAACTTTTAACATTTAAGGATTTTGGTGTCGGTAGTAATCATAAATTGAGAACAGATTATATTGATGTAATAAAAACTGTAGCTACAACTTATGAAGTTACAGTAACTACTCAAGAAGATCATAATTTACTTTTTGACGATTCAATTACTTTTAGTTGTGTACCAAATACAGAAAAAAGTTATGGAGTATTTTATAATGAACAGAATAGAAAATTTGCCATTGGAAGTTTCAATTTTGTTCATGGTAATATTAATGCAGCAAAGAATACAATAACGATCAGTGATCATAGGTTAACAACTGGACAAAAAGTTATTTTAGAATCTACCGCACCACCTGGAGGACTAGTAAATAACCAGGTATATTATGTTTTTGTTATCGATCCCGATACCATAAAACTTTCTATTGATAATAAGAGTGTCGTTAATATTACTAATCAGTCTACTGGTAGATTAATTTTAATAAACCCTCAGTTAAATCTAGTAAAAAACAAGACATTAACTTTAGATGTTTCTGATTTTAGTCTTTCATACGTAAGAAACAATATCAGATATTCTGCATTTGATTTTAAATTCTACTATGATAAAGAACTAAGACATGAATTTACTTCATCAAAATCATCTTCATCACTAAGTGTTATTAAAACTGGAAGAATTGGTGTTGATGCAAATGCATCTATAAAATTAGTTTGTGATGATAATTTCCCAGAAAAACTATACTACACTTTAGTACCACTCAAGGAAACAAATGTTCCATTTTCATATAGTTTAGCATCTTTAGATACTGAAATTGAAAATAGTATAACTTTTGTAGATAGTATTTTCTCTGGATCATTCAATGTAACCAATGTAACAGATAAGACATTTAAGTATAGGGTTTTTAGTAGACCAGATTCTGACTCTTACACAAGTTCAACTGCAGATCTTAGTTATTCAACTATTTCTACCACAGCTTCTGGCCCAATTACTGATATTGAGTTCATATCATATGGATCAAATCTAATAAAATTACCAAGAATTGAAAGGATTGAAACTCAATTTGGTTCAGATCACATTTTATTCCCAAGATCTACAGATATTGGAAAAGCAAAGGAAATCAATATTAGTAATATTGGATTTGATTTTCCAACAGATACTACACTTAGACCTAGAGCATATTCACCAACTGTATTTAAAATTGACCCCCTAACATCCATAGAATCTATAGATGTTTTGGAGAGGGGAATTAATTATACTGTTCTTCCTGATTTAGTATTACTTGATGGATTTACCAACAAAATTGTAGATGATGTAGTATTAGATTATGTTGAAGAAGATACATTCAAAGTTAATATTATAAAAAATACAAAAAATCTTTATGATGTAAATCCAAGATTATTACCAGTTAATAATAGTAATGGATATAAGATCTTATCATTAACTTACGATAGTGGATCAAAAGATGCAACTGTAATTTTAGATGTAGTTGGATTTAGTACAATTACTGCATGGCCATTCTCTGTCGGAACTAAGTTCATGATCGAAGGTGTCATTACTAAAGATCCAGACAATGATGAAGGGTATAATTCTTCTCAGTATGACTATAAGAAGTTATTTACAGTAAAAACTGATGATCCAAATATTGGTGGACAACTTCCATCATTTACCTTTAATATGGCAGATTTTGTTATTGAAAATAATCCTGGAATATATGAAGATTTGTTTACTTCTGGAAGAGTAATTCCAGAATCTTATTTTCCAAAGTTCTTTGTTAACAGAGTTCCTAATAAATTCTTCCCAGATGAAATTATTACAAATGGTGTAGCAAGTGATACTGCTGTTTCTTGGGATATTAAAAATGAATTATTGAAGGTATTTACAAGCACTCCAGAACTTTATAAAATTGGTGATCTAATAACTGGCAAAACTTCAAAATCTAGTGGAACTTTAACAGAAGTTGTTGGAATCACATCATTAACCTATAATTTGGGGCCAACAAACTCTGATAGATTTAAATTCTATGATAAGAAAGGTTTCTTAAATGAGGAAAGTCAGAGATTGCATGATAGTGATTACTATCAATATTTCTCATATTCAATAAAGTCTACAACAGGGATCAGTAGTTGGAGAGATGCTGTAGAATCACTTAATCATCCATCTGGAATGAAGAAATTTAGTGATCTACAGATAATTTCACCATCTCCAGCAGAATCTCAGATGACTGGCATTCAAACTGGAACTGGATTCCTTGGAATTTCAAACTTCTCTTCATATTATGACTTAAATTGTGTACATGATATAGATTTAGCATCAGAAAATAATATCGAAAACTATCTTTCCGATGAATTGAGATTTAATTCACTTATACTTGTTGACTATTTTGAATCTATTGGTAATAGAGTTTTGATTGTTGATGATGTTAGTGATGAGTTTAATAGTAATCCAAGACCTACTGCATTCGTTACTGTTGATAGATTTAGTTTGCAAAAATATAGATCAAAGAAATACGTTGTATTTACAAGTAACAAAAAGTTCCCTGGAGAAAGGCAAGTAATTATTGTAAATGTAATCCATAATAACACTTATGGATTCTTAACTCAATATGGAAGAGTTGATACGAATGGTGTTCAAGGATATTTTGACGTTGGAGTCTTTGAAAATAATGGACTCTTACTATTCTATCCAATAGAATACCGTTTTAGTGATTTTAACGTAAGTGGATACAGTTATTCTGCAGCAGAAAGTATTGTTGGTGTTACAACACAATTTGTGGGAGATATTAGTTTTGTCGGTATTCAAACTGTCACAGTACCTCAAGGAACTGCTTTACCATATAAAATTGTTGGAATCGATTCTTCTTATACTTCTGCAAAAGTTTTAGTAACTATAGAAAAAACTGATCTTCAATATTTCCAATATGATGAGTTTAATATTGTTCATGATGGAACAAATATCTATGAGACAGAATTTTCAACACTAGCTACAGATAACTTTGCAGATCAAGATGTTTCTTTGGGAATTGGAACATATCAATTTGATTATAATGGCAATGAAATTGAAATGAAACTAGTTCCAAATAGTGGGCTATCTACAGACTATAAGGTTTTTTCAACTGTTGTTGCTATTTCAGATACTTCTAGAACTTCTATCGGATCAAGTACTTATAATACTACATTAACAACGGTTGGATTTGCAAGTACTTCTGTTGGTTCAGCAACTACATCAATCTTAGTTACTGAAATTGGTAGTAAGTATAAAGGTTTTAATCTTTATGCTAGTATTGAAGATATTACATATGATATTGTTCAGTTTTCTGAATTAATTGTTTCTCACAATGAAACAGATGCATATCTGACAGAATTTGGAAGAGTTGCAAATGATCCTATTATTGAAGATACTGGAATTGGAACTTTCACTTCTTATGTAGATCCAATAACAAAAAATACAAAAATATATTTTGAATCTATACCAGTCGTCTCACCAAATCCAAATAGAGAAGTAGAAATTAGAGTTCATGTCAATTCACTTTCTAATGTTGATACTGGAATTAATACAAATAGACTTGGATATGTTAGAGGAGAATTTGCTACTTTCTATGGAGATTATCAGGGAACTGAAAATGATGTTAAGAGAAGTTTTGAACTAAGGCATCAAGGAGATTTAATTTTTGAAAGAGAATTTGATGCATCAAGTCTAGGAACTACAGTTTCTGTTATAGAAAATGTATTGGTTATACCAAATCACTTCTTTGTTACAGGAGAATTGGTAAGATACACTTATGATGAAGATGATACTCCTATTGGTATTGAGACTACATCAGTTGCTGGTATAGGAACAACTGATAAGTTACCTACGGATTTATATGTAATTAAGGTCAATTCTAGTAAAATTCAATTTGCAGATACTGTCGAAAAAGCTCTTAGATTTAATCCAGATCCTCTTAAGATTAATGCAATTGGAATTGGAACTCAGCATAAGATAACTTCAATCAATAAAGATGCAAAAGGGTTGTTTACGATTGATAATATGATTCAATCACCAATTGTAGAATTAGCAATTACAACAACACTGCTTGATAATATTCAACTAACTGATACAGTTATAAACACTGCAGGTATTACATCTTTCTTTGGTAATGATGTTATTCAAATTAATGATGAAATAATGCTCATTGAAACTGTTGGTATTGGTACTCTTGATAAAATACGTGTCAGAAGACCATGGTTAGGAACTCAACTGGGAGTTCACACTGCGGGAGATACTGTTACTAAACTCAGTGGTGATTATAAGATAGTAGGTTCTACAATTAACTTTACTTCTCCACCATACGGAAAAGTTCCAGTTACTCCAGACTTAAACCAATATGGAGTTCCATTCGTCGATCCTTCTGACAGAGACTATACTGGAATTACAACAAACTCTTATTTCCATGGAAGAACTTTCATGAGATCTGGAATTGAAGATGGATCTGAAGAGACTTACACAAAGAATTATATCTTCGATGACATATCAACTAAGTTTACTGGAATCAGAACCTCTTTTGATCTAACAGTAGATGGATCAGATGTTCTTGGAATTTCTACAGATAATGCAATAATACTTGTTAAAGATATTTTCCAACAACCAAAGAGAACTGGTATTGGATCAATTATTGGTAACTATGAATTAGATGAAGTTTCTTCAAAGACAAAGATTTTATTTGAACCAACAACTTTAACTCCAGGTGAAGATGTCAATAGCTCGAATATTCCTGTTGGCGGTGTAATTGTTAGTGTTGCATCAACAACTGGTCTTGGATATCAACCTCTGGTGGCTGCAGGTGGTACTGCAACAATATCTGGATTTGGATCTATAACTTCGATTAGTATTGGAAATAGTGGTTCTGGATATAGACCAGGAATTCAAACACATATCAACGTAATTGCAGAAACACCTTCTAGTGTTTCTATAATTGGATTTGCTACAGCATTAGATGGACACATTACTGGCGTTGCAATTACTAATCCAGGAACAGCATATACTAGCACCAATCCACCAAGAATAAGATTTGATTCTCCATTAAGTTATACAAATATACCACTAATATATTCTAATGATTCTGTTCAAGGAATTGGAACTAAAGCATCACTAGATATCTTTGTTAGTAGAGATACTACTGTTGGTGAATTTAAATTTAACAATAATGGATATGCATATGGTCAGGGAGAAATTTTAACGGTTGCAATTGGTGGATCAACTGGAATTCCTACAGATACAAGTAAAGTTTTTGATGAATTCCAAATTACAATTGATGAGACGCATACTGATGAATTCAGTGCTTGGTCTATAGGTCAACTACAACAACTTGATAGTTTAGATGAAAGATTTGATGGTGTTAGAAGAGTATTCCCAATTTCTTTCCAAGGAGATAGAGTTTCTATTAGAGCTAGACCTGGAAGTAATATTGATGTTTCTTCAACATTATTGGTCTTCATTAACGATATTCTACAAATTCCAAATCAATCATATACGTTTAGAGGAGGAAGTTTATTAATCTTTAGTGAACCAATTCCAAAAGAATATACATCTAGAATTTTATTCTATAGAGGAACTAGAGATATTGATGTTGAAGAAGTTGATATTGTAGAACCTATTGAAGAGGGTGATAAAGTCAGATTAATGTCTGATATTCCTTCAGAAACTGAAAATCCAAGAACTGTAGAAAATATTTTAGCATCTGATATTATATTAACGAATCCATATACTGGTATTGGAAGAATAGATGATGAAACATATCAAAGACCAGTGATGGCATGTAAACAAACTGATGATCTTTTCATTAATGGAAGTGTTGTTGCTAAAGATAGGAACTTATATGAGCCATATATTAGTCCACACACCAATCTAATTCAAAATGTTGGATTAGACACTACTGTTGCTTGGGTTGAGAATATTAAGACATTCTTTGATAATAAAAATGAAAATCTAGCATTCAAAAAACTTGGTCAGATAGAAATTATCTCACAAGAACAAGGTGAAGTTGGATTTGGCACAGTTATTGTTTCTTCTGGTGGAACAATTTCTTCTATAACAGTTACAAATTCTGGAATTGGATATACATTTAATCCACAAATATCTATTGGAGCACCTTCTGTAGGTGGTACAACTGCTATAGCAACATGTATAGTTACTGATGGTAGAATTGTATCAATTAATGTTACAGATGGTGGTAGTGGATACATTTCTACACAAAAACCATATGTAAATATTGAAGCACCAAGACCAGTTATAGAAAAAATTGAAAAGGTTGAATATACTGGAGATTTTGGAACTATTGTTTCTATTGCAAATACATCTGTTGGAATAGGATCAACTGCACTAAAACTAACTTTATATGTTCCACACGATTCTTACTTACTAAATGAAGGGGTTAATAATAGTGGATTTGTTACTACTGGAATCAGTGGAATATTGACAAGTTATTATTTTGCAACTTCAGATACGAATGTAGGAAATGGAGTGACAGCATTCTATAATGATGGAAGTGTTTTAAGTATTTCAACCTCATATTTTAATAATATATTCCAAGCTTATGATATTGATAGAACTACAGAAGAAATAACTGGAATTGGAGTAACTGATGTTTTGGTTGTTACTACTTTAGTTTCTGGACCAATCGACTTAGCAAATAATCTAGGTTCTTTTGATAATAGTGTAGAAACATTTGATGATAGTATGCTATCATTTGATAATGATGGAAGTGACTCTGATTATTTTGGTAATTATTCTTGGGGTAGGATAACTTGGGATCCTGTGAAGAGTAGAAAACAACCAAAAGCATTTAGTGCATATTATCAAAGTGGTTACTCTGGATTAACAACTTCACCTTTTGTAAGAAGAATTTTCCCACTAAGATCTAAACTTTATACACAATATTCGGATTGATAATTAAGATATTGATGTGATTATAAATAACGTATAAACTTAAAAATTTTTAATTTTATAATGGCACGACAAGGAATATTTACAGGAACAACCCCAAATGATGGAACTGGAGATCCATTGATTTTGGGTGCTAAAAAAGTGAATGATAATTTCAGTGAAATTTATAGTACATTGGGTGATGGTAACAGTTTACTTAGTGGAAATCCAAATTTAACTGTTGGATTTATTACTTCTACTGGTGCAGAGTTTACTGGTGGAGTTACTATTGGTGGAACTCTTACTTATGAAGATGTTACTAACATAGATTCTGTTGGGTTAATCACTGCCCGTAGTGGAATCGAAGTTACTTCTGGAAATATTGATATTTCTGGTGGTCAATTTTTTGTTGGGGCTGGATTTTCTGTGGATAGATTTGGTAACTCTGTTACTGGTGGAATTTCTACATTTGAAGGCAATGTTGATGCAAATGGAACTTTAGACGTAGATGGAAAGACCTTCCTAGATGAAGTAATTGTATCAGAAGGATTAAGTATTACTGGTGTAACAACAGTAGGTTCTTCAGTGACTATTACACCTTCTGGAATTGATATTACTGGCATTTTAACAGCATCTTCTGGAATTTCTACAGATTCTTCTAGCTCTTCAGTTAAATTAAATATTGTTGGATCTAATCTTATTATAGAAGTCGCAGGAGTAGGGATACATACTCTAGCATTAACCTAATAAATAGATAAAAAAAGTCATGTCAGCAATTGTAACAGATCAGATTAGAATATTAAATGCGAAAAATTTTGTCAATGAAATTACTTCTATTGACAATTCTTATTATAGCTTTGTTGGTTTGACAAACCCAGAAAATTATTCCAGTACTTGGGATGAGAATCCACCTTCTCCAAGGGATAGTTTTAATGATGAAAATCATAACTGGGATACAATTATTGGATTAAAAAAAATATCAAACAATGATGTAAGATTTGCAGTTAAGAAGAATACTTGGGTATCTGGAGTAACTTATGACATGTATCGTCATAATATTACCAGAGATAATCTTTCTCAACCTTCATTATCAACTTCATTATATCCCGCAAATTATTTTGTAGTTAATAGAGATTTTAAAGTTTATATTTGTTTACAAAACGGTACAGATCCAGAAAATCCCAATGGAAGGCCATCTTTGGATGAGCCAACATTTATTGATTTAGAACCAAGAAGTGCTGGAACGAGTGGAGATGGATATATTTGGAAATACTTATATACAATTAATCCAAACGATATTATAAAGTTTGATACGTTAAACTATATAACTGTTCCTACAGATTGGGAATCTGCAGATGAATATCAGTCTGTCAGATTAAATGCTCTAAATAGTGGACAGTTAAAGATTGCAAATATTGTATCTAGAGGAGTAGATGTTGGCCCACCAAATCAAGTATATACTTGTTCAATTATTGGTGATGGTCAAGGAGGAGAAGCAACAATAGTAGTAGATAATCAGTCTAAAGTTGATTCTGTAGTTATTTCTAATGGTGGATCTGGTTATTCCTATGCAAAAATTGATTTAACAACAGGTAATTTTCCAACAGATTATACAACTATTCCAGATTTTGAAGTTATAATTCCACCAAAAAATGGACATGGTTATGATATCTATAGAGAGTTAGGTTGTACTAAAGTACTAATTTATTCTCAAATAAAAAATGATGTAACAAATCCCGACTTTATTGTAGGAAATAAAGTTGCCAGAATTGGAATAATAGCAAATCCACTTGCATTCAATTCTTCAGAAGTTTTAGAAACAAATCAAGTGAGTGCATTATATGCATTAAAATTGACTGGAGTAAATGAAGTTAATGATTATAAAAATGCAATTTTTTCTCCAAATGCAACAATAACTCAAACAGTATCTACTGGTTCTACTGCTATTGGTAGGGTAGTTTCTTATAACAAGAATACTGGAGTTTTGAAGTATTGGCAAGATAGAACGATGTATGGTTTTTCATATGATCTATCTCAGACTTCTAACGGAATCTATGGTGATAACTTTATACCATTTACTTCTTCTATTGGATCTGGAGGATCTTTAATAATTTCTGGATCAAATCAAACTTTGCAAATTGATGATACATTTGACGGTGATACTTTTACTATAAATAATCTAAATTATTATCTTGGTCAAACTTTTAACGATGGTGTTTCTGAACCAGAAGTTCAAAAATATTCTGGAGATCTAATATACATTGATAATAGGCCATCAATTACTAGATCTGAAAACCAAAGAGAAGATATCAAAATTGTATTGCAATTCTAAAAAATTATGCCACAACTAACTAATTTAAACACATTCCCTTATTTTGATGATTTTGATAGTTCAAAATCTTTTTATAAAGTGTTGTTTAAACCTGGGCAACCAGTACAGGCTAGAGAATTAACAACTTTACAGTCTATTCTTCAACAGCAAATTGAAAGTCTTGGAAATCATATTTTCAAAGAAGGATCTGTAGTAATTCCTGGAACACTAACTGTTAGAAGAAGTTCAATCAATCTTCAATTAAGTCCAATATTTAATGGATTAGAAGTAGGGCAATATGTAAATTCTCTTGTAGGAAAAATTGTAGTTGGGCAAGAAAGTGGAGTTAGAGCAAGAATTGAAGTTGTTGATGGATTAAGTTGCTTTGTAAATTTATTATCTTCTGGTACAGATCTAGAATCTAGCTTTATTGAAAATGAAATTATTGTTACTGAAGAATCAATTAATTTAACTGATGCAGGAATTACATCCTTTAATGCTGGATCTTCTATTGCAACAATACAAAGAGTTAATACTGGTTGTATTGCAAAATTAACCAATGGAATTTTCTTTTTAAGAGGTTATTTTGTAGAAGTAGATGATCAAACACTTGTAGTATCTACAACAGAGCCAAGACCATCATTTACTTTAGGTTTTGATGTTATAGAATCTTTTATAGATTCTTATGATGATGA